TCTCCACACTGACGATCGTGACCGCTTGTTCAACCGCGTCAGTGCTCGCATAAAGTGTGGCCGCGTTTGCCCCGGATAGGTAGGCAACGCCCGCAGGGATTACCGGGCGAAATGTAATGTCTGCATTTGTGACCGCGCAAGTAAAATAGAAATAAGGCGCTGGATAAGCAAATGGCAGGTAAGGAAACGGATCATAATAATTTGATGTAACTGTCTTTGTCCCGTTAAACGTAGCTGGAACGCAACCACTAATTACAACACTTTGGTCAGCCACAAATGAATTTGGCTTTTGTGTTATGTAATAAGCGACGTTATTTTGTAAATAAACGGCTGCAATTGCATTTTGATTTGCAGTAAGCAAAGGCAAAATAACCTGCTCAGCAGAATTTATAATTGAATCCAAATAAGCGTCACTATATAAAGAGACAGAGACGCCCAACACTGTGCGCAGCTGTGAGGCTGTAATAATGCCAGGCATCTCTGTCCTTTCGTGATCGACTGGCCTAGATACGGGAGCGCACCTAGGCCATGCTTATTTTTTAGGTTAGGTTGAAGCGACGTAGACCGCCAGCAAAGACGGCTTGAGCTGCAATGTAACCGTAGAGGCTGATTTCAATTTCGCCTGTTGTTGGCACATTTGTGGCCAACTGAAGCGCAGGAGATTCAAAAATCTCAATTGAGCGTGGCTCAATGATGAACGCTGATTCGTCGATTGAAGTGCTGACCATGTTTGGATCTACATAGTAATCAAGTCCGAGAACGTTCCCGCGAACGCTGGTAGGAATTGCAGACCCGGCGTTATTCATGGGATTTCCAGCATTGTAAATTGGGCGGCCTGTTGTATCGGTTGCGCCAAGAAGCGTTGTCCAAATAGAAGTGCCTGATACGAATGACTTAGCTGTGCGCTTTGTCGCGTTGTATGCAGCTGGTGATTCTGTTGATACAAATGAAATCAAACCAGCTGAGTCTGCCGCTGTTGCTGTTGCCTGTGTACCGCCAGCTGTAATTTGTGCAATTACATATTGATCAGTTGCTTGAGCGTAGCCGTCGCGTAAATTTGCAAGCATGATTTCATAAAAGCTGGGATCCGATCTGTCCATGAGCTCAACGCTGTAGCGCTGAAATCCCATTTTCTTGATTACAGTTGCGTTCACATAGCTTGAAGTAATCGCGGTTGTACCTGTTGGATCTCCGCCCTCTGCCACTGTAGCGGCAGTTGCATTTGCAGTGATTTTTGGAATTGAAACTGTCATTCCGTATGTGCTCAATGGACGTGTTCCGCCGCAAGCCTCAATTACTGGACGATCAGAGTTTGTGTTTTGTGCAACGTCGCGCACGTAAGACACTGGTGAGAATGCCGGATTTGTTGTGAATGAATCATCTGCGGCTTTGATGTATTGGCGTGAATCCTCGTTGCCTAATCCTGCGCGGATTGTGTGCTCAAGGTATGAGCCGCCTGTTGTAATTGGTGAACGTGGTGATGAGAAGTAGAGAGGACGAGAAGCCTCGACCTTTTCGACTTTGGAAGCCTCAACCGTTTCGGCTGCGACTTCTGGAACGGCTGTAGGTGTTTCCACTTGGCTTTCTCCTTCGGTTGGTTTTTCATCTGCTTCCACTTTGGATTCAGAATCTTGGTTCTCACTAGCTGCAATTTCAACCTTCGCACTTGCTATGGCTGGATCTGTAACCAATGAAACTTCTTTGAGCGCACTAGCGCTAACTACTAAAACGCCGTCAACGTTTTTGTATTTCTGTGCAATAACGCCCACACTAAAACCGTCGCGCAATCCTGTAGAAGCCTCTACTAGCGCGTCAGATCCAGCGGTTGTGTTACCAATAGAAAACGTTGCGTAGATTCCTTCGTCGTCCTCTTGGTAGCTTTTAAGAAATCCGATTGGACTCTCCCGGCGGTGCTCAAGTAATAATTTTGTAGTAGCGCCCAAACTGATTGAGCCTTTTTTGAACATGGTTGATCCAGAGCTAGTCACGCCTTCTTCATTCCATGTGACAATGCGACCGGATAACTCGCGCTTTGGAAAATCTGCGGCTTCGACTTTGATTGAAAAGTCAACCGAGATTGGTTTTTGTATGCTGTATGTCATCTGATCATTTCTTCCTCTAGTCGGATTTCATCTGAAGTCAAAGCGCCAATGTCATAAAGGATCTTGTACACGTCTGCGCGTTCTTTTGCAGATCCGCGCAAATAATCGTCTAAATCAAATTTAACCTCTTGGCTTGCTGGCACAAAGTCATTTGGCATGCCAGTCATTGACAATCGTTCCTCGATCGCCGTCATAATTGGACGCAACGAGAAATCAAGCAAAGATTGACGCGCCAAAGTTGCGTTGCTGTAAGTCATGCTTGATCCTGACTCAGCGTCAACGTAATAGGCCGGAATGCCCGTTACTCTGGCAAGTTCCGTTGAAACGTAGGAACGGGCTTGGTTAAGCTGTAACTTTTCAGGATCAAAACCAAGTGTTTGCAATTCAACGTCAGCATTTAAAAACGCTGTTGAACGATTGCGACGCGCCTGACCCCAAGACTCAAGCAATTTTGCAATGCGATCAGCTGGCAATGCTGTGCCGTTAGATTTCAAAACCATTGTTGGCACTGGTTCGCGCGCGTACATTGTCGCTGCGCGTTCCAATTCTGCACCAGCTTTAATTGTTCGCCCGGCACGATTTAAAATGCCCTCGTCAACGCCATAAAAAACTGCCACGCTTCCCGGGCCTTCATAAGGTGCTGGAATTGAGTCAACGCAGTAATACTCAATCTCTGTGCCATTTGCATTTGTTTTAATCGTCACGCGTGTTGGATCTATGCGTTCAGCACTTCGTATGCGATATGTGTCTGCATAAATTTCTAAAATCCGCATGTAACCGTAACCGTAAAGCAATAAATCCTCTGCAAGCCATGCGTACGTCGCAAAGCCCGGCACGCGTGGATCTGGTTGGTTAATTACTTTTGGCGGTGATTCAACACGCGCTCCGTCTGCTCTGGTGCGCACTTTAAGCGGAATGCTGGCAACGCTTGATGAAATAATGTTGCGAGCTCTTGCGCAAGTTGGCACTGACATAAATTCAACGCGTGAAGCTGTAATGCCAGCGACGCCGAAGATATTGTAAAGCGAGCTAGTGACATTTACCGGAGCTAGTGAAGCTTCGATGTCAGAGGTCGCCGCTGGCGCTTGTGTTGTGACTGTGCGCGAAAATAGACCCATGCGGCAAAGTGTAAAGGTGGCCTATACACCTAGGCTGAGAAAATGTCGATCTCCATTTCAGGGCGTGTCGCAAAGTGAACCGCAAGAGCTGAAGCGACAGCTGCGCAGACTGCAACGCTTGAGGCGCGCCGTCCGATAATCCAGCCACCGTCGCCCATTGGTAATCTGACGGCCGATAGTATCTGCTTGGATAATTCTGCCTGTTTTCCATGCATAAGCCGTTTTGAGGTAATCGCTCCCAGCAATTCGTCGCAGCTTTGCCCATATAAAGCGCCGTCAATGTCAATTACTGGAATGCCAGCTGGTTGTAATCTCGCAGCTACGGCAGAGCTTGTCCGCTTACTGAATGCCACGTATTCAACAGGATATTTGCGAGCATAAGGCGCAATGTCATTGGCAATGGCTTTATCGTCGAGCGAAATCGGATTGTGCCAAGTGTGTAGCAATTTAATGATAAAAGTGTCGTCAGGATTTTTCTGAGCTGCGACCAAAGCCCCGTCTCTACGATCTGGAGAAAGATCAAGGCCAAACCAAGTCACCTTCTCGACGTCAAGCTCTACCTCAGCCCCGCCGCACTCGTTCCATTCCTTTGCGGGGATCGCACCGCTGATTGTGTTGACCCAGCGACAAAGTACCTCAGTCTGTACAACGTCAGGCGGATCATTCAAAACCGCGCGGATATTGTCCTCATGAATAGTCCAACCAAGTGCAGGATTACTTGCGACCCAATTTTTTTCGTCAGTAATTTTGTCTGAATAGGCCGACCACTCAAAATAAGCAATATCATCATCTGACCCG